GGCTCACTTATCGGTAAGACGGTAACAGTCGGCGGCAAGACAGGTAAGGTTCTAACTCAGTTTGGTACTACTCTTAGTATTAAGCTTGAGGACGGCTCGACTGTAAAGGCCGAGGTCAAGGACGTTAAGGTTGTAAACGCCAACCCTACAAATGGAGGCAAAATGGAAGATGTAGCGAAGGCCGCTATTGATCTAGATGAAGAGCGTAAGGCTCGGATTGTAGAAACGCGGGCGTTCCTAGATGAACTTCTAGGAGAAAGTGATACTTCTGCCGAAGCCACGACTACCGAGGTTGAAAAGACTGAGGAAGCCACTGAGCAGGTAGCAGAAGCAACAGAAGAAGTTGTTAATGAGGCACCAGAAGCAGAGACAGAGGTTGTAGACACCGCTGCCGCTGACGAGGCACCTGAAACTACGTTGAATGACGTAATTCTATTCGTTAACAGACTAGCTGATCAGGTAGAGACTGTATCCAAGAGTATCGAGGACCAGTCAACACTAACTGAGAAGGTAGAAGAGTTGGCTAAGAGAGCCGACGTATCCGAGGTTCTAGCGGAGATTAAGTCCGAGCTAGACGAGCTAAAGAAGTCCTTTGTTCCCGCTTCACAGGTTGAAGAGGTCGCAAAGAGGCTACAGGCGGTCGAAAACACACCGGGTACTCGTACATCAGAGCCAGTAAATGAAGTACGAGAAACCGTAAACAAGTCAGCCACGTCGTCGGCGTGGACGGGTCGTTTCTAATTCTTTAAGGAGGAATAATCAATGGACCCTATTGAAGCACTAAACAAGGCCGTCGATCCGATTTCTATTTCGGGTCCGGGTAAGAACCTTCGGGACACTCCCGATGCGGATTCTTTCCGAGGCCAAATGGGTGCCCTAGGCACCAACATGCTAACGGATATTGAGCGACAGTTCGTTCTTGACACGGTAGTAGATGAATCCGTTCTAATGAACGAGGTTCGTAAGTACCAGATGAACCGACCAATCGTGGAAATTCCTCGAATGACACTTGGCTCAAAGATCCTACAGTCCCACAAGGCTGGTGGACACCCTGAGTCCCGTGAAGGTGACGACGTAAAGCCGGGTTGGAGCGCGATGGAAATGGTCGCATCCAAGCTAGTCCTTCCGTGGTCAATTACGGAAGAGTTTTTGGAGGATAACCCGGACGGTGGCCGTGCCGAAGAGATTATTGCGCGAGCAATGTCTACGCAGGTAGCCAACGACTTGGAAGACCTTGCGATTAACGGTGACGAGTCATTGACGGGCGACCGTCTTTATCAGGCAAACGACGGCTTCCTTGCTCTACATGCAGCAGTAGCCGATGCTCCTAGACTTGCTCTAGGCGGTGCCGCATTCACCACTGGTGTATTCGACGCTATGCTTCGTTCGCTTAAGACCAAGTACCGACGTAATAAGAGAAACCTACGATTCTACGTAGGACCGGACATTCACGACGACTTCGTGCAGGCTATCGCCTCTCGACAGGGCGCAATGGCTGACCAGTTCCTAACGGGAATGTTGGGCGATCCGACCTTCGGTGGTATTCCGATTCGTATGGTTCCGACCATGCCTGACGGTACTGCTATCCTAACCGATCCGAAGAACCTAGTATTCGGTGTCTACCGAGAAATGCGACTAAAGAAGACCAATGAGGGCTTCAACGCGCTTCGACGTGACGAGCGATACTACATGCTAACCATGCGAGTGGACTTTATGATTGAGGACGCAGAAGCAATGGTAGTAGCAACGGGTATTGGTCCGAGGGACGAGTAATCCACTAGAAAGGAACCACCATTATGGCTAGAGCAAATGAAAGTCTAGGCTGGGGTGGGTCTGGTTTGCATGGCGATGCCGGTATTAAGCTGCGGAAGGCGCTAGACGCGCTGGAAGCAGTTGATACCGCTGCCATGACAGCCAAGATCAACGAGCTTGTGGATGCAGTTAACACGCTTAACGGCGACACAGCTATTGACCCGCTAGAAACAGAAGAAGCCTAATCAGCATAAAGACATAGGAGATAAGTATGGCTTTGGTATTAACCGGAGCGTCGATGCTTATTCATCCGTATACAGATAGTAAGGGGGCCGAGAGAACTGTCACCATCCGAAAGGGTGTGGACGTTGAAACTCTCGGCCTTCCTGATTCTGTAGTGGAAGAATTGGCAAACATGACGTATAGTGAACACCCTAAGAGGTATTACTTCTCTAAGGACGGCGACACAGAAACACGGCAGGGAACTGTTCGTATTAAGGCGTCCAAGGATGAAGCAGGCGTTCCTCCAACGACCATTTCTATGGTAGGTATGAGGAAGGAATTGGCTGTTTCTAGGGGTGAGATTAAGGAAGCCAAGAAGGAAAAGATCCAGTCTATTAAAAATGATGGTATCGTCCGAGCTTGGTCCGAGCCTTCATTCGATAAGGGTGACGCACAGGGCACGCTTGCTAAGGAATTGGCAGACAAAGAGAAGGCCGCCGCTGATGCAGCAGCCGTCGAAGCCGGACACGTCGCAGCAGAAGGCCCACAGGCCGTTGTACAAATGGATGCCGAGGTCGAGAAGGCCGAGGACGTGCAGCCTGTAGGTATCGAGGGTCCAGAAGATGCACCTAAGAAGGAACCTGTTAAGAGGATTCCTGCAAAGAAGCCCGGACCCAAGGCTGGAACAAAGAAGAAGACCACAAAGAAGACAGTTAAGAAGACGCCTAAGAACGACGCCTAACTGATATACTAGTAATAGTATTATCCAGTTAGGAGCAGACGTGTCTTACGCTTCCATTGAAGAAATCCGTTCAGCCGGACGAAGAATCACGGCGATCAGAGAGGCTACTAACGTAGAAATTAATGCATGGGCTGCCGAAGCTAATGCTATTATTCACTCGTTTTGTAACCAGAGCTTTGTATATGAAGAGGACGTTGACAAGGTACTAACCCTTTATCGGGGCGACAACCTTGATTTCTCTAGTCGTCTTCGTGCGTATGCGAATCTTCCTTCGGTTTTGAACGGACCCTTCACTGTTACTGTTGACGGGGATGAAATCTCCGATTACTTTTATACCTACAACGCAGAGTCACTTGTACTTTATTACGACTGGTCTGACCCTTATAGCGAGCCTAATCAGATTACAGTTCGGGGAACATGGGGATATGCGAGTACGCCAGAAGCAGTCAAGATTGTATTTTTACGTCTTGTAATGCGACTGGCTATTCGTTCTTCCGAGGAAGATATGATCCACCTAAATAGTGGATACACTAACGAAGTCACGGGCGATGGGTACTCATATAACCTATCCAACGGCACGCTACGCAATCTATTGAGGCCAGAGGACTTTGTATTGCTATGGCCTTATGTCAATCATGGGGTTGTGATTGCATAATGGGACTAACTAACCACTACTTAAAAGACCGTGCGCGTATTAAGCGTCCCGTCACCAACTTTAATAGAGGCATCGTGTCCCAAGAGGCTGAATTTGAGCCTATTGGAGACTGGATTCCTGCCCGAATTCGTTCTAAGAGCGGATTAGAAGTTGTAGAGGACGGTCGAGTAGTTTTGCCCGAGGATTATGAGCTTGTGTTGGCCGTTTCTGACATAAATGGCAATAGAGTACAGATTGAACAGGCTGATCGCTTCGAGATTATGACAAACTATAATACGGAGCTAGATTATCCTGTACTTGGCTATAAGATTGACGGGGCTATTACAGAAACCCGTAAGGTAACGAAGCTTGTATCGTATGTTATTCCCGTCGTGAGAGATACGGAATTCTAATGACTGTAAAAGGCTCAGTATCAAAAATGATTGGCCGTCATCTTAGTCAAATGGACAAGATGAATAAAGAATGTGTTGAGGATTCCCTTGATGCATTGGCAAAGCTTGCGGCTGCGTTTACTCCTGTCGATACTGGACACCTAGCTAAGTCTTGGAGGACTACTCCTGTACATAGAAACAGTCGAGGACAGTATACCGGGCGTATTTACAACCCCGTACACTATGCAGCGTCTATCGAACATGGATCAAGCCCCCATTTGATTACTCCTACCAATAAGAAGGCTCTGTCTTGGGATGGTGCGCGTCACCCTGTTAAAGAGGTTATGCATCCCGGCTCTACCGGACACCACATGGCTACAAAAGCTGCCGAGGCGTTTAAGACCACAGGACTTAGAACTAAGATTGCAGAAGACAAGACAAAGAAGTACATTAACTAATGGCTGATACCGAACGAGACTTACGAGAGCAAGCGAAGTATTCTCAGATCCTTGGGGACTTGTATTCCCTTAAAGAGTATCTATTTGAATCACCGCTACCTATTAAGACCTTCTACCTACAGCGGGTAGAGGGCAGTTTTTCGCGTCCGTCTTTCCTTATCAAATTTGTCAGCTTTCCGTCTGAGCCATATAACGCTCATATGACTACTAGACTTGAATCTATGATGATCCAGTTCTTTACTGAAAGCACTTTTGAAGCACACGCAATTGCGGATCAAGTATGTCAGTTACTTCGACCAGATGGACGGGATCTTATCCTTCCTAGGTATGACTTTACTCAAGATCCTCCGAGAAAGATTCCTGTTAATGAGCGAATGGGTACCCGAGTAGATCCGACAACTATTTCTGCGGAACCCTTTGAAGAACCTGACGGTGGCTGGAACGTACCGATCACATTTACAATGCGATCTGACCTTCTTCATCTTCACGAAGGTATTCCTCTTGAAAATGTGATTCTAGAAAGCCTTGGACCCGAGGACGGAATCACTAGAACAAGCACAGATATTAGTGGAACAGCAAGTATGGAAGCCGAGTCTGTTTAAGTCAACGGTGACAACACATACTTTGAAAATATGCTATTATGTAAATAGCATCCGTACAAACTGTTTTTACAGTTGAGGAAGGTAAGTTAATATGGCTGATAAGAACGAACACCGTGAAGAGGCTGGCCGAAAGGTTGAAGCTGCGACGACGGGTGCGCGTGAGGCAAAGGATTCTCCCGACGTAGCAGGAGCCGACAACTCGGCCCGTGCGCCTCGTAGGGCACCGCGAGCCGCTGCACCTGACGATGATAAGTATTCTGTCGATTCTTGGGGGCAATTTGCTCGTCAGGCGTTCGGCGTACCTGCCTATGTATTGAAGGCAGTAGCAGCAGACGATGATCGAACGGAATACAGTAAGTCTGAACTAGAAGAGCTAGTAAAGAACTTTTTGGGTAGACCGGCTGAATAACGTGCTATACTTTATTCAGTCTTACTATTTGTGGACAAAATTTGTGACGAAGGTTACAGGAACTATGGACTTTGAGTTCAGGGAGCGTGCATAATGGCAGGGAATTGGACAGATGCGAACCCTCCAATTAGACCCGGTATGTATATCAACTTCGAGACTTTTGGAACCCCTCCGGTACCAAAGGGTAACTCGGGTATTGTTGCTATTCCTATCACGGCTGATTGGGGTCCGGTACGCGAATTCGTATTGCTAGATTCTGACGTTCAGTTTCAGGAGGTCTACGGACCAAATGCTGCTTACAAGTCTTATCTTGTACAGGAAGCATTCCGAGGCGGTGCGCTACAGGTTCTTGCATACAGAATGCACGATGAAGTAGATTTAGACACGAACCCCGGCAAGGCGACTCTAACACTAGACGACGCTGACGGACCCGTTATTAACCTAACGGCAAAGTATGCTGGTACCCGTGCTGATAACTTCAACGTGACGGTGCGAAGAAATCCTATTGATACTCTACGAGCAGATATCTTCATTTACGAAGGTGACGAGCTACGAGAGAAGTTCACCGATATTGGTGAGGTCGTAGGCGCACAGCAGCATCACCTACACACGGCAGTCATTGCAGCAATTAATGACCCGCGTGGTGGATCTAAGTTGGTCACGGCAGAGCTAGACGCAGGATTTGTTCCTCCGCTACCCGCCGCTTCTAACGCACGTCTTCTAGCAGTTACCAATGTCCCAATGGCGGGCGGCGTTGACGGCGTTGATGTTAACGGAAACGTGCCGGTTAGCCATTACGTTGGCGACCCGCTTACTGGATTCGTTGGTGCGCTTGACGCATTTGAATTCCAAGGCGGTTACGACGTATTCACGCTACCGGATATCGTAGACACTACTCTTATTACTGCGGTAATTGAGTGGACGATTGATCAGAACGAGCGTGGTAATTACGTGATGACTGTTATCGGTGGCGACACTGGTGATACTCTTGATCAGGCTATTACTCGATCTGAAACTGCGGGCAACGAGTTTATCGTTAACGTCGGCATTACAAGTCTACGAGTAACCAGCGCAGACGGAACCGTAACGGTTCGAAGGCCAGCAGCAATGACCGCGCGAGTAGCCGGTATGATTGCAGACGCGGGTATCGGTAAGGCAATTACATTCGGACACGTAAGTTCGCCAGATTCTACGGTTGAGGTTGCCGCTCCTATGGCAGCAGCGGATATCGAAGAGGCAATTACGTCAGGTGTCGTTGTATTCACTAAGCGAGGCGGCAACGTCGTAGTCGAGGACGGTATCACTACCTTCACCGATTACACAATCGAGAAGGACGTTACGTTCGGAACGATTAAGTCTGTTAGGACTATGCAGCAGATCGCCCGTGACTTCAACGATATTATCGAAGGAAGCTACATTGGTCAGGTAAATAACACAGCAATTGTTCGAAGCTCGCTTCTAACAGTGGTTGCAGATTACCTACAGGGTCTTGAAGCAACCGACGTTCTTATTCCGGGTAGTCAGGTCTTGCTTGACGAGAGTTACGACAATACCGGAAATGATATCCACCTTCTATTGATCGTTCAGTTTGGTCGAGAGCTTAAGCGTGTCTTGATTAAGCTTCGTGCCCCGACTATCTAATAGGGAAAGAGGAATAAGAAATGGCTACTAATATTTACGGTCCAGAGAGGAACATCTTTGGTCGCGCAGGTAAGGTTTATCGGAAGCGTGCTGATGCAGGCGCTAATGAGCCGCCTGAGTGGTTGATGAATGTTACCGAAATTACGGCTTCTATGACGATTGATCGTCTAGAGGTTCGTAGAGCGGGATCATACTTTGTTCAGTACAAGGCTGGTGAAATCACTGGTGAAGGTACGCTTACAGTTGACAAGGTTAACTCTAAGTTTGAAGAAGAGTTTATTGATTACATCAATAGGACTTCTACTGGTACCACAAGCCGTGAGCTACCGACCTACTACTTGCATCTAGAACTTGCAGATCCGGGTCAGCCTGAAATTGCATGGAACGCAGCGGGTGACGCTACTAAGGGACACGAAGAAATCGTCCTAAGTGGTGTTAACTTCTGGACGATGCCGTTCGGATTCTCGATTGGTGATATGGTTACACGCGACCTAGACTTCACCTTCTCAGGAATTACGTTTGGTAAGACCGGCGATG